CTCTAACGGGCCAGTCGTTCCGTTAGCAGGCTTAGTATTGCCCTGCGCGTTCGCGGGCTAGTGCGCCACCAGTTACTCCAGAGGTGCCGCCAAATTGTGCTTGTTCAAGTTCAGTTATTCTGCGGCGCTTCTGCGCTGCTTCTACGCCACCAGGTGTGCCAAAAACTTCTGCTTCTGCTGTGGTTTGAGTAAATGGACCCATTCCTTGTTTAGCATAGATATCGCCAAGTTGTGATGCTCTTGGTAGGTATCCAGCGATTGTCTGGTAACCAGTTCGCGCTTGCTCACCAGTAACTCCATAGCGCTGCAGTTCTTCTGCTCTAGATACACCTGTTGCAAGTCCTGCTTGCATTGCACCTGCTCCGATTTCAGCAGCAGTTACCTTACGCTTGATATTCTCAATAGCTTTATCAGGATCTAGCGCATAGGCTAAAATATCACCATCAGTAACATCTGGGTAGAATGCTCGCAAAGATTGAGCTACTTCTGGGTTAGCATTTATGACGCGATTATAGGCTGTCTGAATACGATCTTCTAGTTCAACGGGGGATACATCTGAACCAATAAACTTTTCAAATCCTTCTTGGCGACCCATATCACCGCGCTTGTAGTAAGATTCAGGCATACCATAGCGGCGCATAGTCTCTTGATATTGGTCCTCTAATCTAATGTATTCAGCTTCGGAAATAGCACGTAAGCCTTTACTGATACGAGTTTGATTAGCAGCAAAGCGTTTTCTATAAGCGTCAGTATCGCGTAAGCGTAAGGTAAATTCTGCTTCAGACAAACCTTCTTGAATGAAACCCTTAAGGGGCTCAACAAGAGCTCCAAGTCCATATTGATTAAATTGTTCAAACAATAAAGTGTAGGCAGACTGTCCTGCTTTGCGCTTTGACTCTGCTTCTGCTGCTGCAGCTTGTTGCGCCGCCAAAGCAGATGTAGCAATTCTATTACCCTTAGAAATTACTTCTTTAGATCCATCTGAGTAAACTGCAATTACATCGCCAGTTTCTTCATCTGTATAAGTGGAGACAACTTTCTTGCCTCCGCCGCCACCTCCGCCACCACCGCCTCCAGTTAGTTCTGGTGCGGAAGTTACATCCTCGGTTCCATCTACATATTTAATGACATAAACCCTATTAGCACCAGAGCCGCGATAACCTCTGAAGGTGACGGTCTTTTCGGCTTTTGACCCATAAACTCCAAATGGAGTTGTTACTGTTTTAGGGTCAATAAGACCAGTAGCTGTATCAACTTTAGCACCAAGACGTGCAGCTAATTCCCTTGCTTCTCGTTGTGTTTTAAGTTGCTCAGCACGGGCTAACTCAGATTCTTTTTTAGCTGCTTCTACTTTTTCAGCACTAGCAGACCTGGACTTAGCTTGTTCAGCAGCAAGTGCTTTAGCGTCTGCCTCTAGCTTACTTAAACGACTTAATCTATCTCTCTCGTCAGCCATTGTTACCCCTGGAATCCAAAGTCACGAAGAATATTAAGTGCAACATCTGATACTTCTTCTCTGGCTTTATTTGTGTACTGCCAGCGTGAATCTTTGCGTAGAGCACGTTGGTAATCATAGATACTCATTTCACCTTGGCTAGTAATAGCAGAGCGTAATACTGGATCATCAAGTCTAATTGTCTCTGGGTTGAGTTCTAATACACTAGCCATAATATTTTTGTAAGGGCTATAGACTGTATCTAAATCAACGCCTTCATCAAGTAATTTTCCTACATTTTCAGGCATACCAATTTTTGCGGTTTGGCGGATAATATTCTTAAAGGTATCAAGAGACTCACCTTGCAAAACTCTCTCTACCCAACTATCAAGTTGTCCACCAAACTGTTTATCTAGGTCAATGCCGTTAGCAGCGGCAGTGCCCCGTAAGTTAATAACTGTTTCCCCAGCTTTGCCGCCAAAGGCTTTACCTGGCAAGTAGTTAAACTTAGCGCGTATAAGTTTTTCTATAGCAGAAGTATTTGGGCTTAAACCTAAAGAAATAGTAGTATTTACTATGTCTTCTACATCTGACTCGGTAAGATCTACTCCCAGTTCAACAGCTTTGTCAATAATATATTGACGGCTGTTAACGTCTTCACCCTTTTGAGATCCTGCAGTGCGTGGGTCCTTGCGAAGTAACTGTTCAAATTGAACAAAGTTTATTCCGCCTTTATCAGTAAAAGCCTTTTTAAGAATAGGGTCATTTAAGTTAATAGTAGATTCATCTACATCAAAGAAATTAGCCATACGTGTAATATAATTACCGTAAATCTTTTTAAGGCTTTGGCCTGTCTTTAGAAGAGATTGAACGAATGCTGGTTGGTTCTTTGCAGCAGCAGTGCGAATAATATTTTCAAAGTTTTCAATAGGAGTTCCAGCGGCAATTTGAGTTAGCCAGCCATCAATTTGGCCTTTGAACTCTGGACTGGTTTCTAGATTTATACCATTGTCAATACCAAGCTCAAATAATGTTTCGTAATTTTTAGCAGCTTGTCCCTTATACTGTCCATCTACAGCACCAATTTTAAGTTTCTTATTTATGAAAGAGGCTAGTAAAACAGTGCTTTGGTCTTGGTTTGTATCGTATGCTTCTTGAGCAATTTGCAACAAGGTCGCTTCATCTAAAGTAGCACCAGCATCTCTTGCTTCGTTTTTAATTGTTTCGCGTATACCAGCAAGGTCAATTCCATAAGCAGTCTGAGAATTTATCTCAGCTATCTTTGCAGCATTACCTTCTGCTGCTTGAATAGCGGCGTCATATTCTGCCTTATCTTTTGCCTTTTGACGCACCTTTGGGTCAAGAAGAGCAAGTCTTTTAATCTCTGGACCAAAAGTTGGGTCTTTAGAAAGTTCTGTAGTAAGCCATTGGTCTTCGTCTAGACCGCCAACGGATGCTTGCTCGGCTGTAGTTCCCTTACGCTTGTAGGTCTGTTTTGCAGCCTGTTCTTTTTGAGCAGTTGTAAGTCTCTTGCGCCAAGTTTTTAATTCTCCAACAGTTGGATCGCGGTCAAGTAACTTTTGAAAGATATCAGTAATCTTGGCATCAGCTTGAGTTTGGCTATAGATACTTGGATAGGTCGTAGAAGTAGGCTTTGTACTTTTTGGGGTATTAGCATCACTAGCCGCAGCTTCCATTTGAGCAATTTCAGCCTCAGTCTTACCTTGGTCCCTAAGTTGTTGTTTGTAAGCATCGGTAAATGGCATTATTTATTCTCCTGCTTTGGCGTTAAATACTTGTCATATATGAGATCTTGGGATAAGAACCTATCGTAAACATAAGCAAATCCCATTTTGTCATCTTCCTTTAACTTATTGACCATCTTGTCATATGACTCTCTTACATCCAAATTTGACTTAGCATCAATAGATTTAGCAGAGCGATTCAATAATTCTTTTGCTATTACTTGACGCATTTCAATGTATGCTGATATTGATTTCCAAGTAGCGTTCTTTTTATTGTCTTTCATAAATTGTTTATTTTCTAAAATCTTAGAAAGCCCAAGAATAACTCTATTGGTTTTAGACCCATCAGAATCTAGGTAATCATCATACCAAGCAGTTTGTTCATATTGACCAGACTTAGGATTGATTATAGGATTACCCTGAGCGTCTACCTTTATAGCCAATTTTTGAATTTCAAATTCTTTGGCAGCCTTTATATCTTCTGCACCTTTTTGCATAATAGAAGATAAGCCTCTGGCTTGCAACTCATTGTCAATAGTATCCATAAATTTGTTATACTGAATCCAGCCTTTTTCAGCTTCAGTCTTTTTCATAGCCTCAGCAGGGCTTTGAGAACTTAAAAACTTTTGTGGCGCATCTGGAGAAACACGCGTTCTGTATAAGTAGTCATATGCTGCTTGAGAAAATTCATAGCCTTGGAAATCATTAGTGACTGCAGAAATAAGACGAGGCTCAATCTTGACAAGCTCAGAAACAAGATCTGGATATTTCTTGATTTGTTGAACTGCAGATACTGAAGACTGGACACCCGTTGGGTTGTAGGACAGGGTTGTGGTAAATGCAAAGAAGTCTGGATAATCTTTTAAGAATCTAGCATCAGCTTCAATTCCGTAAAGCCTGCGATATTCACGGGACTTATCCATATAGAACTTGTAAGGAGTGTCAAATCTGGGAGCAAATGGAAGAACCAAGTTTGCAACGGTACGCATACGCCAGTAGTTCTTAGTCATATCCATAATCTTCTTTGGACTTACTGGAGGCTTGCCATCGCGCTTAGCGTTTTGTTGTTCTGTGTTCCATATCAACTGATAACTTCTAGCAAATTGAGGATCTTCTAATTCTGCAGTATAAGTTTGAGCTCTCTGGAACCAAGTAGGCAAGAATCCAGAGATAGCATCTTTAGGCAGTCCATAAGGAAAAGCCCATTTCAAAGATTCCTCAAGGTCAGGTCTATTCTTTGCAATCTCTGCAGCAGGAACAGCTACATAAGGACCTACTGGGAATACATCTGAGAAGAAATTAGGATTACCCTTTGAGTAAAGAATATCCATACCGCCTTGAAATAGGATATCCAAAGACCCTTTAGGAATACCCATCTGGTTTAAGGACTCTGTTCCTTTATCAAAGAAAGGAAGTTTATTTAAGCCTTTTGGTAAACCTACCCATATTATATCGTTACCAGATGTTTCTCCTGCGGGAACTGGATTACCCTCAAAGTCGGTAACAAGACCTGCTTCATTCGGCGCATTCCATACCATATAGCCACGATTTACAATAGCAGGATTAGATACTGCTAATTTCATCCAAGTCTTGTAGGCATTCTCTTGCGCTGAGAAGAATGGGTTAATATATTTCATAACCATTGCAGCATTAGTCTTGCGTTCAATATTAAAAAGAATACCCTTCATTTCACGAAGAGCAATCTTGTGAGACTGAGATAATAAATCTTGTTGTTCTTTTACCGTTAAGCGTTCTTTCTTTAGGCCAGTCATAACATCTAAACGGCGTTGAGCTTCTCGGCGGTAAAGGTAAATATAAAGAGGATTACGAGCCCAAGCATCTTCAGGCAAAGTTGCTAAAAACTTGAATGCGCTGTTTACGAGTCCACGAATTTCAATTTTAGAAGCGTTATAGATATTTTCTTCTAGAATGTGACCGTGAATAGTTGGTAACTCTGTAGGATCTTTGAAAGCTAATCTTAAATCTTCAGCAGTAACCTCACGGATTTTAGGACGTAGCCCTGATTGAACAGGTAAGTAGTTATCTAGAAACCCAGATATCTTAGTTACGTATTCTACTGCTTCATCTGAGTCAATAGCTAAACGGCGGCGTAAATCACGGCCTTCTCCAGAGTTACGTAGCCATCTGGCAACATCATCAATGGTTTCTCCATTAGCTATCTTTTGGACTACTGCTGAGTTGCCAAATTGCTGACGTAGAGTTTGAGCCCACTGCTCAAAGTATCCTGGGTCTGTTGGCTTCACAGCACCAATACCCTTTGATGAAAGATTACGGCTATATAAATCAGTATTGCTATCTACCATACGCTGGAATGAATTACCAGATGATGCAATGCGGCGGAACATCTCTCCTAGTTCTCCGCCAAAGGCATCAGGAAGAACATACTTCTGACCATCAGATGTGACAGTCTCAAAAGATCCAGTGCCGATACGCTTCTTAGGCTCTACTGCTACTCGCTTGCTGAGAACTGAAGCATAGTGGTTATAGATAGCCTGTTTTTCTTCGCGCAATAGTCTTTTAGTATTTAACTCTGCGGCAAGGTCTAAATCTTTTGGATATAAAGATACCTTTGTTTCAAGAGCAGCAATATCATCTTTAAGAGTATTTAATTCGCCAATAACCTTGCGACTCTCTATTTGAATGCCTCTAAAGGTTAAACCATCTTCTATTGGACGGTATCTATCTATGTATCTTGTAGGAATCTTAACTGTATTATCTAAGATATTTTTAGTTCCCTCGCCAAGATGACGAAGAGATGCCATAGCGCCAACAGATGCAGCTATGCGAAGTTGAGAATCAAGAGCGTTACGCTGCGTATAACCAAGTCTCAAAAGAACTGCTGCCTTAAACATATCTTGGTATAAATCAACATAATTAAGAACTAAATCTTTTTTGCCTCCAACAGCATTAACTATACCCAACTTACTGTTTCTCTTTAATACTTTATCAAGTGTCAAGAAATCCATAATCGGCAAGAAGTTAGCTGTCTGAGATTCCAGCAAAGGCACTTTAATAATAGATCCGTCTAAGTCTATCATAAAGCCATTGTCTTTCATAGACTTCAAAGCAGAGACGCGAGCGTTTTTGATGCCATTGTAAAGCGTCATAGCGCGTTCTTCGTCTACGCCATATTTTTCAGCAAGCTTTCTAAAGCCATAATTTTCTAAATTTACAGCAGCAACTACTCTAGCCTCTGGAGATACGGCTTTCATATAATTATCAAGAAGCTCTTTGCTCTTTTGAGGGTTAGTATCAGTTACTTTACCTAGAATATTTAAGGTAGCAATAACTTCGCGGTAAGAATCAGCATCATTAAAGTCAATTAAACCTGCTGGACGCTCTTTACCAAGCCAACTAACTTTCTGATAAAGCCTATGAAATGGGGTTGGTTGATAAACTTCTACTTTAGCGGAACCAGTTGTGCGGTCATAGAACCTTACAGCACGAGATTTAGCAATAAAGTCTTCAATTCCACCAGCTAGAACGCCAGTAGTACGAGTCAGCACTCCGCCACCCTCGCCAATTTCCATCATTTTTGCAAAAACTTTATCTTTTTCGGCAAGAGCTGCGTAATTAGCTTTGGCTTCATCAATGGCAGGTTTGTTATCATTAAGAAATGGAATCATTCCAGAGCCATCTGGGGCGGAAAACAGTTTCCACTCATCTACAGCAGATAAATCACCACGAGCAACTTCAAGGGCATCGCTAATATCGCGGCGTGCTACCTTTAATTCATCTAAAGCTTTAGGATCGCTAAGAGCAGAACGCAGAATCAAAGCTGTTTCATCTACAGTAGTAGAGTTACCAAGTAAATGCGCTAATAATCCTGGCTGACTTGACGAACGAACCATTGGATGGTTAATAGCATAAGCTGAATCATTCTTAGTAAAGTCATCTAGTAAAGGTGTGAATCTATTTACTTCACCATATTGAGCCTTAGAGATTCCTTCAGCAGCTTTTGCTACAGCATCTGAATTAGTTAGTTTACCTACTCCAAGTGAGCTCTTTTTTACTGCCATACCAGCTTTAGCGCCGATAACAGTTATATCACCAAAGAAAAGTGTTCCTAAATCAACTCCGCCAGAAAGGGCTTTACCCCAAGCGCTCTTCTTAAAAGCTGCTTCGCGCTCATCAGGGTTATAGATATTAAACTTAGGATCATAAGCATTACGAAATGCACCAATAAATGCTTGACCTGGTGATATCTCCTGAGCGCCTTTGTAGGCTTTTTTCCAAGTGTCAGGGTCAAAATAATCTGTAAACTCAATACGACCAGCATTCAAGTCGCCTTGAACTAAACCAAATGTAGTAAGAGGCTCACGAATATACTCTTGGTTAATCTCATTGATTTTTACAAGAGCAGGTGCTACATATGGCACCTTCATAATAGCGCCGCCTGCAGATGCTAAAGGTTTAGCAATGCGCCCTTGTTCTTTTTCCCAAGATGTCTTAAATGGTTTTAAGAAACCATTATACGCATCTTCATCATTCCAAGGAGCGGTTCCTACATCCCAAGCAAATCTGGCAATACCTTTACCAGCGCCAATTAGTTCCCCACCAAATTTACCTGCATTTTTTACTGCGGTTGAGGCAACTTCACCAATTCTGTTCCATACACTCACAGATTGTCCCTTAGTTGTCTAATGGCCTTACGGGTTTCTGGGGATGTATTAGGCAATGATGCAATGTAGGCCAGCACTGGCATATATTCTCTAATTGCGGATCTAAAATTTATGTCGTCTTCTTCTTGTGGGCCGCCTGGAAGAACCTCAGAGCCAGGGCCAGGACCTATATCAATACCTGCAGTAACTTCTTCATCTGGGCGTTGCGACTCATCATAAAGTCTTGTTCCAGAAGCAACTGGATTTCTTTTAACTCTAGTTGCATCAACAGTCTTTGCTAGTGGAGCACCTGCTTTAATAGCGGCGTTCTCAACACCTGAGCCATACTCTGTTGATTCAAAAGATAAACCGTCTGTTCTTGTAGAGAATTTGCCTGGACCTGCTGGGCCTGCGAGTGGTCCTCTAGCCATTTGGATCCTCCATCTTCTCTAAATCTGATGCGAACTGTTCCCATACTCTGGAAACTTTTGTTGTTCTATTTGCGTGATATACTGCTAAATCTAAAAGTTCTGATGCGAGCATCTCTACAGCTCGGACTATATTTACAAAGAAACCTGATACAACTACTAAGAAATCTGCAAGAGTGACAGAGCGTGGTACATAATCTTTGTTATCTTCCACGCTCTATCCTCTCAACGAGTAACACTAAGCCTTCTTGCCTTTACGAGCTTTGCCAGCATATCCGAATTTAACCATTCCGCCTGCTGGCTTCTTTGTATCCTTCTTGCCTTCAGTTGGCTTAGCCATTGATGCTTTTGCACGACCACCTTTTTTCATTTCACACCTCCCTTACCCTGCAATAGATGCGAGTAATGACGCTATATCTGGACGAGAGCCAGCAGCAGGGGCCGCACCCATTTGTTCTGGAGTTGGCTGCGAGGCAGGAACGGGGGCCATACCTGCTGCTGGAACTTCTGCGCCCATTGGCACTTCTACTTGTGGTTCTGGGGCAAATACTTCTTCAACTATCGTCTCAAGTTGTTTACCTTTTTGGCGACCCTTAATAACCTCGGCGATTCTTGAAACAATCTGAGAAGGATCTTGACCTTGGGCAGCAAGTGCTGGAATGGTCTGAGCATACTGAGCAACAGCAACGCGCAAAGAATCACGCATCTCTTCAATATCCACACGCTGCTCTTCTTGAGTGACATTTAACTCCATAGGAATTTCTCTGCGTACATAATCTCTTGATACGAGTTTGTCGCTTCGCATCTGTAGTAAAGCAATAATGGCATTGTTTGGATTCATACCAGACATAATGCCGTAACGAACATCTACACCATACTCGCCAGCAATCTGACGACTTGGCACATACTTCATATTAAACGGAGTACCGTCATCTACTCCCTTGATTTCCTTGGTCATAGAACCAAAGATTTTTTCATCTACCTCAAAGCAGAGAGATACAAGTTCTGTAAATAGGCGAGCAAACTGTGCTTGTGCTGCACGAACCTGAGTATCAAAGCCAGCTTGTAGCGCTTGAACTCCGCGACCTGTAATGATTGAAGCATCAATATTACCGCTACGAACTTCTGGATAACGAGAACCTAGACGTAGTTCTCGCTCTAGAACGCCAGATTCTGTAAAGACTCCAGGTGGAAGTTCTAGCGGCACACGGCGGATGCCTTGCGGATTAGCAGAACGCATAATCGCATCAGGACCAAGCGCTAGTTCCTGCACATCTTGCGGAATAGCAATAGGTGCTTGGATAGATTTCTCTGCTGCTTGAATCTGCAGAACTGCAAAGCGTGCTCTAGCAAGTTGTACTGCTAGAACATCATCAAATTGACCGCGTGCTTCTCCGTCTAGGGATGAACGCATTGCAACGCGGGCTAAGCATTTACCAATGGCATTAGGTAAGTTAGATAAAATTAAATTGTTACGATCTGGAACATAGATTAAATCTTGGTCTTTATCGTGATAGCGAATCATTGTGATGTAAGGAGAGCTACTGATATAACTCTTGTTTGTAATGATTTGGTTATAGAACTCTGGATATTGCATTGCTAGAGTTTCTGCATCAGTATTTACTACTTGAGTAATTGAGATGCAGCGACCAAATCGGTCCAATTCAGGATATACTCCGAAAGGATTTAGCAGACGGATGCGTGGATTATTAGTCTCGTAATCCATCTCTACCATAGCTGGTAGCATTCCATAGGTGTTAAACCAGTCAGCACCTTGATACATCTGAATTTGGAGTTCAGAGCCTGATACAAAGTAGTTGGCAATACGAGTTCTAGTATCAGCAGCTTTACGAGCGCTATCTGAAACCATATTGGTAGCAGCGCAGTTAAAGGATGGCAGTGGTGCCATAACCTCTGCGAGGTCGCGTGCTGCTACATCTACAAAGTTAGCAACCAGAGGCTTTGGGTATTCCTCAGAGAACATAGCAGGATAGACCTTGCTGATATCTCCTTGACGCACGGATAGCACATCGCGCATACGTTGATCACGCGCTGAGTACTTAGTCTGTAGCCGTGCTACCTTAGCAATAACCTCTTTGGTTGTAAGCATTTGTCCTTACTTCTTCTTTGACTTTGAAACAATCTTTTTAGCAACAGCTTTCTTTGCTTTTGCTTTTTCATAATTTGCTTTTAACCGAGCAAGATCTTGTGGTAGTTTTTTCTGTTGCTTTTTAGTCTCGGCAGTATCTACTAAGAAATCTCTTCTTTTTTCATATTCCCGAAAAGTCATAGGTTTCTTAGGATTAAATAAGTTACTTTCTTGTCTGACTCTAGTGCGGCCCATCTCTGCAGCACCAGATGATGTGCTACCAGGCATATTATATTTAATCTTCTTTGCTGCCATTATTTATTCCTATTTCTTGACTTTAATTTTTCTGCTCTTTGTTTTTGTTTTTGATTATATTTTTTTTGGCCAGGAATTTTGCCCTTAGTATAAGAACCTTCGTATTTTTCTACTATACCAGGATTTTTAGCTTGCATAACTGCAAGATCACGTCTAGCTCTATCTCTTATTTGTTTTTCTTTTTTAGTTTTAGCAGGTTGTCCTGCTACTTCAAAAGCCATATGAAATTCATCGCGGCTCATAGTTTTCTTTGAAGGTGCTTTGTAACCCTTTGGAGCATAAGGCTCACGTACGGCAATACCAGGATAACGTTCTTCATAATTACGAGCTGTTGCTTCTGCTCTTTTTTGGGAAACTTTTTCTTTTGTTGTTTTAGCTGACTTAGAAGCAATTTTAGTAGATTTAATATATTTACGATATTGGTCTTCTTCAAGACGCTTTACTGGAACTCTAGGTTGATTAGAGCGAGCCTCTTTACCTGGAGTGCTTTTCTTTTTAGTTGCCATTATCTAGGGCCTTTCTTTGGATTTATACGACTTGGCCTTGCTGGTGCTTTTGACTTTGGCAACGGAAGTGGCTTCTTAGCTATTAGCTTATTAGGCTTTGTTGTTGGTCTAGCTTTTGGCTTAATCTTTGTAGGCTGCCTAGTAGCAGTAGGCTTGGTGTATCCCATACCAGGTAGAATCACATCGTAATCTGGTGGGACAGAACCTTTTTTATTCTTAGAAGGAATCTTCTTTTTAGTGCCGTAATGGTTTGGCATTATGTCTCCCTAAATAAACTGACGTTGTTGTTCTGCTAGTAAATCGTCTATGTTTACTACTAGACGCTTGCCTCGCTCGTAACGAGACAAAAATGGATTCTTTAGATGGTGGGTGGTATGTATTCCGTTATTAAGCCATTCTCTGGCTTTAATCTCACAGAACCATAAAGCCATCACCATATCGGTCTTACCCTTAGTGGTAGGTGACCAGGTAATAAGCTGCTCTATTAGAGCCTTAATGTTTTCGGTTTGATCTGATGGGAGATGAATTATGTTATCTCTGTGGTGCTTACCATCTTGTTGCTTAGTTCCAAATAGGGTAGACATAGAAGCTACACCAAAGCCTGCATCCCATTTGTTATTACCAGTATGATGTTCTCGTAATACCGTTCCCTTAGATGCAAGGAACTGACGGATACCTTCATCCTGAGTTAGGAAAGACTGGAAAGCGTTACGCTCTACAACCCATTCAGCAGGAGCATAGACGTTAGTCCAATCAATAATCAACTGTCTAATCTGAGCAGGTGTTGGTCTAGTAATCTTGATAGCATCTACAATGTAGCGCTTATGAGTGATACGATCTACGCCGTAGCAAATAGCGGCGGTATCGCCAACCATTGCAGGGTCTAGTCCACATACAAAAGAAAAACCAGTTAAATCTTTAGGATGGCCTGGTGCTCCCATCTGGAGACGGCCTGACTTACGCATTCCATCAATAGAGCCCTTTACGCAAACAGGGTCAAAGGTGGCATCATCTGAAACATCTTGCTGCTGATAAACTAAAGCCCAAGTCTGAGCATCCATAGCTTGACGTTCTGCATAGAGATGCTTACCGTTCCATCTAGGATATAAACCTTCATCTGTCTTATCAGAGTCTTTCTGCCCATCAAAGGGTTGGTCTGAGTAAGGCCAGAGCGTTACCCACTTGGTGGGGTCCTCATTGGTTTCAAGTAGCGCTGGCATAGCCAGATATGTCCAAGGGACCAGACCACCAGGGTATCTATCAGGAGAGCGTAGTTCTTTGTATAAGTCTACAGAGGCAACGCGGGTTCCGATAACAATTAACTTACCAGTAGGGTTAA